TCTTTTTAAATATTTTTTTACTGATTCTTGATAAATATATTTAAGTCCAGAAGCACTAATACCTGGACTTGAATGGTATTTTTCATTGCTGTCTTTTGCTGTTTTCATCTTTAAGTTTTTTTAATTCTTTTTGTAATGCTTGAATCCTATAAGTATATTCTAGCATTAAAGTGTCTTTTGTTTGGTGTGAATAATTTGTTCTCATTCCGTTCCTGAAATTATTTGGTCTTTATAATCTCTATTTCTATTATACTGTTGAATAAATGTAATTCTCTCTAATTCAAAAGTTAAATGGTCAATAGCTTTTTGTATATCGTCATTAGGCGTATCATGTTTTTTATAAGCTCTTAATATATAAGTACATGCAGTTCCTAAATGATAGTTTAAATTAAAATTATCTACTACTTCTTTTGCAGTATAATCATTTAAACCGTTATAATATTTTGGTGTTTTTACTTTGGTTTTTGGCATAATTATATAATTAAAAAGGGTGGCAATAAAGCCACCCTTTGATGAAAACTAAAATGGTAAATCGTCACCATTTTCTTCTGCTTGCTGAACCTTGCTTTCAGCTTTGTAAGTATTGAAGCTCATGCTGCAAGAACCATCACTATTTTTCCATAGTGTTGCTCTATATTGCTCATTGCCTTGATACTCACCTTTAGCATTTTCTATTCCTTTTTGACGTAATGATTCACCTAAAAGTTTAGGCGTAATAATTACATTTGCTACAAGGTTTTCTGGTGCATTATCATTTGGTTTAAAAAACCTTACACCATCTACATAAATTGATTTGTTGTCTGCCATAATTTAAATTTTAAATTTTGATTTTATTTGATTTTTATATTCAGTTTTCATTCTAAATGCTTTTAGAACGTTTTCTGCTTCGTTTTTCTTACCCTTCATAGTTGCATGAAATTGACTTTCAGTAAGCCATTTTCTAGTGTCTTGTTTTACGCTGCTCATTTCTTCAGCGCTTGCAATAGCTGTATCTAAACCAATGCCTAAATTTGCTAATGCTCGACCCCATGCAGAGGTTTCACAATTCTCAACATGTGATGTTTTGTTTACTTTACTGCTGTCCTTTATTTCTTCAGCAGTACCAGTAGCTATAACAAAACCATCTTTGTTTTTCACAATAGCTTGCATCATAATTGAGTTTTCGGTTTTTTCTATTACTTCAGTAGTTAATGAATGGTCTTTGAAATTTTCTCTAAAAAATTTGACACGCTCATGAACCTCAACGTAACTCTTACCTTGAATATTTATCGTTTTCATTTTTGATTCATATATTTTAAAATGTTATTAATTAATTTATCAAAACCATTATCTCTTAACAATATCATTTCATTTACCGTAAAAGTTTCTGGTTTATAAATCCTTGATTTCAATGTAGGCATTGTGCATTCAAGTATTTCGCACACATCATAACGCCTTAACCTAAGACGCTTTAAATCGTCTTTAAATGCTTTTTCTATATACATGTTATTTTTTATTTAAAATTTTACCGTTTTTATAAATTACACCTTTGTAAGTAATTTTTGTTTTTGGGTATTTTTTTGAATATTCTAAACACCTTTGGTCAGTTGACTTTGTAGATACAAGTTTGTCAAATGCCTGTTCAATTATATTTCTTTTCATCTTAATATTTAATTTTGTGATTTGTATGATTGTTTTGTTTGTGATATTCTTTTCTTATTTTATTTTTTATTTGCATTGCTCTTTTATATTTATCAGATGTAAGTGGAATACCAGAATATTCTATAATCTCCATTTGTTCATCTATAATTTTTAATTGTTCTAATGTAAAATTTATCTTAGTCATAGTATTATTTTTATTTTTTTCAACTACAAAGATTAAAATAAATTTTCAATAAAACAAAAAAAATATTTTTAAAATAAAAAAACCGCCACAACTCGAAAGTCATGACGGCTCGCAAACAGAAAAGGAAAGCAAGGTATTATTCACTTGTAATTCTAAAATCACAACTTATGTCATCATCATCATTTGGAAGACGTGCTATAACCTTAGCGTTTGCTGATTTTACTCTATATTCTAATCCATCTATATAACAACTTTGTGGGTCTTGCGCCACAGAAGTTCCAAAATTAAACCATATTCTATTATGCATACTTACAGGGTCATTTTCCATATTTCTAAACGTACCTTCATATCTAACTTGAAACTCTCTATAATCATTCATTATATTCTGTAAATGTCTATGAAACATAGGTTTCACATTATTATCTCTTGTTCTTCTATAACCATAAGATGTCCCAATGCCATTTCCAGTAGAAAAATAATAAGTACCAGTAATAATTTTTTCGTCACTATATACATTTGTTGCCGAAGTTCTTTTTGCAAATTCAATGTAAGAACTTGGAATTTGTCTGTTGTCATTAGCCGCTGCTGCAAGACCAGATGGTCTAAAATAATTACCTAATATACCTACATTATCAAAATAAATTTCCTGTATTCCAGAGCCTGAATAAGTGCAGTTTAAAACATCAATACCAATTTGTATGCCTGTAAAGTTTGTTGGATAACCAGTGCCTGTAAACGGTACTGATATTGTCTGCCAATTATTAAAAATATCTATCGTTCTAGTAATTACTGTATTAGTCGTTGTCCATGTACTATTTTCATCATCCCAATAATGTCTATTTGGTGGCCTATCAGCTATAATTCTAAATTGCACTATAAAGTTGCTTACAGCATTTTCATCTTTTTCTGCAAACACACCAATTTGTGCAACAGTACCAGTATAATAATAATTCCAACTTTTTGCTGTTTGACCTGTATAATTTGAATTAAACATTAGTGTTTGGCCTGTAGTTGGCGCATTTACTAATTTTATTGACTTACGACCTTGTTGAGCAAAATCATCTGTAGTCAATGTAGCGTTACTTGATAAAACCCAGCCGTAATTACCGTATTCAAAACCAATGTTTCTTGTATATTCATAACATGTGTTTTGTGTTGTTGTAAATTTATATTTAGCTTCATTTATTGGTTGTATGTATTCTCTTATTAAATCACCACCAACATTTTTTAAATTAGTTGGCACTATTTTTAAAACAGATTCATTTACGCTTGATTGAAAGACACCAGCAGAATTATAAATGTCAGTTTGTATTACTTCATCACTAGCACTGACTAATTGTGCTGTTATGCTTGACTGAATACCAGTTGGATTGTTTCCGTTTATTTGTGCTGTTGTAAATATTGATGACTTAACATTAGCGTCAAAAATATTTGAATTTTCTACAATATACCAGCGGCCATAAGATTGAAATATGCGACAATTATAATTTTTTAAAATTGCTTCAAGTTGTTTTTTGCAAGTAGGTAAATCAAATTTATTTATAAGTTCATTTCGTCCACTAGTTATTAAAGATTCAGACATTACTCTTTTCCTTATAGGAAAAGTTGGTGTTCCAAAATAAGGCGCTAATAAATCAGCTTGCACATATATGTCAAAATCTAAATCAAGATTAGCTAAAATATCTGCTATTCTTACGCTGTTAAATATACCAGTAGCCTCGTTAAAAGGATTAGAAGAAATTGGTGTACTAAAATTGTCTAAAGTTCCTAAGCCATCATAAGCATTTAAACTAAACGCAACAGGATTGGCTTTATATTGTTCCTTAAATCTATCAACTACTAAATAGCCAATCCAATAAGTTTGATAAACGTTAGAGCTGTCTTTATAAGATATTTTTACTTTATATTCTCTTTCATCATGTTCATAAAAGTCGTCATATGAAATAGTGTCGGTGGTGAATAAATTTAGCGTACACACTGAGCCTAAAATTGCTGAGTTGTATGGGTCATCATTTGCATTCCATTTTATTACAACAGGTTCAGCTTGACCAACAAGTGAAGAAACTTTAGAGCTACTATAATTTTTTTTTAGTATTTCTATTTTTTTAACCTTAGTGAGAACATCACTAAACACCAATTCATATTTTGTGCCGTATGCCATTAAATTATTCTGTTACGTGTGCTGTTTGCTCTTTCAAGTGCTACAACTAAATCTTGTCCTCTTATTTCAAATGAACCGCCAACTTGTACTTGTTGAGCGCCACCTGTATTTCCTATCATGGTTTTTAATTTATCTAATGGTGCAATGACTTCAGGATTTGATTTAGCGCCTGGATATTCACCCATAAGACCCATTGTTGGTGCGCTTACGATACCACCATTAGCAAATTTTCCAAATCCAGACAGTTTACCAAATATATCTTTAAATCCAGTACCACCACCTTGAAAGCTACCAATACCTAAGCCGCCCAATATTGCTGATAAAGCTAATGCAGCTATTGCAGCTGCAATTAATTGTTTTATAATTTGTTTTAAAGCATTTCCTAAAACTTTAACAAAATTTTCTCCATCAAGCATTGCAGTAAAAGCGCCCATTAAAGAATCACCAACTGCGCTCATTACAGCATCAACACTTAACCCTAAACTGTTCATAGCGTCCAAAAATCTTTGCATTCTACTTTTTGCCGCATCTTCATCTTCTTGTGAACCAACTAATCTAGTAATCATAGAGCCTTGTTCTGGCTCTACCGAAACAATACCTTCTGGCGTTAAAGAAGATACAGCAGCAACTTTTGGTCTTGCTGGTTGCGCCTCTGTTGTTGTAGTTGTTTGCTCTTTTAAAAGAGTATTTGTTTTTTCTATTGACAAATTTAAATCGTCTTGCGCTGTTTTAGCATCTTCTATTTTTGTAAGCTGGTCTTGTAAAAACTTAGATTTTTCTTCATTTAGTTTAATTTCTTTTCTTAACTGTCTAGCTTTAAAACCTTGCTTGTTTTTCATTCCAGCTAAAATAATTTGCTGCTTGCCAAGTTCCTGGTTTATTTGATTTAACTCATCTGAAACTTCTTGTTCAGATAAATCTTTATATTCATCCGTAAGTTCTTTTAATCTAGCCTCTTTTTTTGCTTTACCTAATGCAGACAATGCGGTTGCTAGGCCAATAATTGCGCTTGCAACAGCAATAATAGGGTTTGCTTTCATAACTAATGTAAATGCAGCAAATGCTATTCTAGCTGTCTTCAAAGCAGTTGCTATACTGCCTAAAGAGCTTATTAAAGTTCCTATAATAATTAATAGAGGGCCGATACCAGCAGCCAATAAAGTTAGGCCGCCAATAATTTTTTGCATTGGCTCAGATAAATTTTTAAAAAAAGTAGTGAGTTTTTCAGCAAGTTTCCCAAAAAATTCAACAACTGGAATTACTGCAACCAATAAAACGTTCCCAAGTTCTTCTAAACTTTGTTTAGTTTGATTAGTTGCTTTATCAAACTTAAATGATAAACTCTCAGAAGTTTCATCAAACGCTTTTGCTGTTGAACCAGCGCTGTCTGCTAGTGAATCAAATATGCCCTTTGCATCTTCCATACCAGCACCAGTTAAATCCATAACACCTTTTAGCGCCCTAATGTTTGGAAATATACTAGTTATGTCAACACCAAACTCTTTTGTTGTATTGCTTAACATTTCCAGCGTTGCCATTAAACCTTCCTCAGCTAATGATTTTTGCACGCCAGCAGTGCTAAGACCCATCTTGGTTAATGCTTGTTCAGCTTCAGCAGTTGGTTTTTTTAAGGATGCTAATATTGCTGTTAATTGCGTTGCACCAACAGCGGCATTAGTACCAGTTCTTGACATTGCAGCCATAGCAGCACCTACTTCATGAAACTCAACGCCCATATTAGAAGCAATAGGTATAACTCCACCCATTGCGCCAGCAAGCTCGCTTGATTCAAGTTTACCTTCTCTTACAGCAGCAGTTAAAACATCTGTTGCAGCAGTAGCGCTTAAAGTTTCTGAGCCATAAGCGTTCATTGCTGAAGACGCTAAATCTGCAATTGTTTTAGTTTCACCAAGTCCAGCAGCAGCAGCTTTAGTAGCAATCTCAAGAGCTTCCATTGCATCAGAACCACGCAAACCAGCAGAAGTTATAAAAAACATTGCATCAGCAGCTTCAGATGAAGAAACACCAGTTGCGGCTGCCATCTCTTTAACCTTTATGGCCATTTGGTCAACTTCAGCACCAGCAATACCAACTAACGATTTTATTTTAGTCATTGACTTATCAAAGTCCAGCGCCATTTTTACACCAGCACCGCCAGCTAAAATTAAAGGTGCACTGAGCATTGATAAACTTTTACCAGCGCTTGTAAGTTTAGAACCAAATGATTTTAGTTTGCCTGATGCTTTATCTAATGCAGCATTCAAGCCACTAGCATCACCATCAATTTTTACTCTAAGTGGTTGTGTTGCCATGTGTAAGATTTAAGACAAAAATACAAAAAATAAAACGCATTTTTTTTACTAAAAAAACAGTCAAAATATAGCGTAAAACAGCAAAAACAGACACTCCGTTTAAAGGCGTTTTTAAGCGTTTTAAGCGACTTTTACCCCTCTAGAGTATAGTCATATCAGAAAACCGAGAAAGTGCAACAGTCAAAATTTTCCTTCGTATAAAAATAAAAAAATTCTTTAAATTTCTATTTGACATAATGTTTATTTTTTTGTCGAAATTTTGTCAATTTTTGCTTTAAATTTTTCGTAATCTTCACGTGTAGATTTTGGCTTGCCACGCTCTAAATAAACGTCTTGAGGAAGCGGAAATAATTTGTCTGG